GGTTCTGCTCCAGGTCAGTGCTTTGCCAGTACGGCGACAACTTCTTGCAGGCATCGGTTTCGAAAACAGGTGCGTCCCCTTCCTTGAGCGATGCTGTAAACAGGATGTGGGCCTTTTCAGCCATGCCGTCTGGGTCTTGCTCGAACTCGTCCGCGAAATGCGACTCTGCGGCTTTTGCCTTTCCGGTCAAATTGGCAAGACGGCGAATTTCCTTCGGTGGCGGTGGAACCTCGAATGCGGGGACACCTACGCGGGCCTGATCCGCAACGCCATCGTGATTTAAATCATCCTCAACGCCGCTCTTAACGAGCTTGGGCGACGCCTTCGGCTTGCGCTGCGGCTGTGATGGCTGCGACGGTGGCTTGGCTTGTTGCTGTGATTGCGATACATGCTTTTTGATAAAGTCTTCCCGAGAAAGATCCTGACGGAAATCGCTCTTCATTCCGCTTACGCGAAACCCGGATTGCGTCTTTTGGATCCTACGATCCGATTTCATGTCTAAATGAATCTGGCCTGAGTCAATCTTAGCAAAAGCTGCTTCGTCCAGCTTCATGTCTTCCGCTCCTGGCATCTTCATGCCCGTAGACGGATCGAACTTCGGCTGCGACTGCTTGGCGTAGCTGTCGTCAAAAGTTTTTCTGTCTACCGTTCGCCCACCCGGCGATTGCGGTTGAGCCCTTTGTTGCGTTTGTTGCGGCGTTTGCTGTGCGGCCTGACGAGGATTAGCATCGGGCTTGTCCTTGAGCGTCCATCGATGGTGCTCGTTAAGGATGTAGGTCTTCCCGTTTTTGGTAATTGTCTTTCCGGGTTGGAGTGGCATAGTTAATCCTTCGGAGGGGGGTTACGCATCAAGAAATCGAGAGCTTCCATCGCGGTCTCTTCTTCCGCTGCTTGGTCTTCTTCATCCGTGTACTGCATTTCGTCGTCGATGGTCTTTGGGAGCATGTCGGACAACGCCTGAGAGTCGGCATCCTCTTCAGTGTATCCAGACGCTACGAGCCGCTCGGCTAGTTCGACCGTTTGCGCAGTCTTGACGAGCGCCCAATCGTGCAGAACGTGTTCCTGTCGCATCTCTTCAAGCCAATCTGGGTTCACTCGCTCGAGTGTGTCGATGAAGAGTGAAAGGAAGGGATGCTTGTTGAGCGATGGATCGACCAACTTAGCCTGAGACCTGTACCAACTAAATTCGCTTGCCATGTGCCACCTATTCTTCGGGTCTAACGGTTTCGCCAAGGGCTTCACGCAGTTCGATCAGCCTCTTGCGTACCGAATCTAGTTTACCCTGCAACTGGAACGGTTTCTCCACTTCCCGCTTAAAGTGCTCAATTTCCGATTCATGTTGTTTCAAGGCTTCCACCGCCTCTTCGTGTCGCTTTTTGACTTTCTTTATTGCCGCTTCGATGGACTGCAACGAAGGCTGCGCAAACTGGACTCTTCCGCTTGGACCCTGAACGGACACGCGACCGTCATCGAGGATCTTCACTTCGAATCCCTTAATCTTGGCAACCGGCAATCCTTTACTGCGATCATAGTTAGAGTAGTAGGTCTTGTTTTCCTGTTCTCCGTTGTAGTGTTCGATTGCTTCCTTGAGCGATTCCTCTGCCTTCTTTCGCTCCTTAATGACGGTCGTTTTTTCCCACGGCGTAGGCGCTGTCCATTGGCTTTCGCGGTACCCTCGCAAATACGGGGCTTCATAAACGAAGTCTTCCTGAGAGTTCAACATCGCCAAATCCTCGGCGTGCTCCTGAATGTCTTGAACCAAGCGTTCCTGCCTGCTGTCAGCTTTCTCTACCAATGTCCTCATGCGAGCGACATCAATAGCGTGGCGACTCTTGGCGCGTTGGAGCTTGTTGTACTGCTGGTCCATTTCGATGCGTTCTAATCGTCGTGGATCGCCCGTCGAAATTGCAACGAGCTGTTCAGGTGTCATTTCGTCCGACCGGAGGTCTTCCATTTCGCGACCAGCCTTGCCAAGCATGAACTGGTCTTTGAAATTGGTTTTCCTTGCGTTGATCTGCCAGAACATTGGGTCAGATGATCCGAGAGTTGTATAACGGAACTCGTCGATCTCTTCATTCGCGTTTCCTGACCTGTAAGCACGTCCATTGCGTTGCTCGAGCGCCGCTGGGTTGTAAGGTATATCCAAGTGGTGGACCGCCTTTAGCTTGTCCTGGATATTCATCCCGGTTCCCAAGGTCTGCGTCGAACCAAACGCGATGCGAACGTCTCCCGTGCGAAGCTTGGTAGCTATCCGGTCTTTTTCCGCGTCTTTCATGTCGGGATCCGACAACACCGCTATTTCGTTTGCGGGAATGCCTTGTGCAATTAACTTGGATCGCATGTCGTCGAACAGGCTGATCCTGTTTTCCTTTGCGTGAACTCCCAGATCGCTAAAGACAGCCTGAACTGTTCCTGGATGTTCGTGATACATCCGAATGACTTCGGCGATTGCTTTGTTCGCCTTGCTCTGTGGGTCATCTCCGACCTCTTTGTGAACGAGCCGTGGATCCATCGATCCCATTTTGGCATCGCCCATGATTTTCAAGGGGTTGTCTTCGCCTTTTTCAAACTTGCGTTGCCCTTTAATCGCGGCGGCTCGGGCTGCGATTTCTGCCTGCATCTCCTTTACGCGGTCGGTCTCTTCGGAAACGATCAAACGTATATGTTTTCGCGGTCGCTTCACTACTGGCGACCCGTCTGGCTTGCGGAGGTTGTCTGCCATCTGAACGTCCATGAATTGCGAGGCTAGTAACCTCAATTCAGGAACATTCACAAATTTCGCAAAGCGTTGCTTGCGTGCGATGTCTCCGCTCGGCTTGAACTCAAGATCGTTAGTTAGAACTCCAAACGTATCCGCCCATGCGTCGAACTTGTGTAGCCCGCGATTCTTGAGTTCATCGTACTGCAAATACCGCTGCATGTTGAAAAGTTCGGTCATGGAGTTGCTAATCGGTGTTCCGGTCGCAAATACCACTCCGCGTCCATTGTTGTTCTTTTGCAACCAACGGCACTTGAATAGCATGTCCATCGCTCGGTTCGCTTCCTGCTTGGAGATGCCAGCGTAGTTTCGCGAGGTATTGGCCGGGAGCGACTTGAACTTATGAGCCTCATCCACAAACAGCATATCTATCCCGGAATCCTCAAAGAAAATCGGGTCTTTGTCGTCAGGGTTTTGCGACTTCTGCAATCGCTCAAGCAACTTGTTTTTCCGTTTCTCCAATTCCTTGACGATCTTGTCGCCAATCTTGGACTCCGATTTACCCTTTGCGGCTGCCTTCTCTGCATGTGCATCGATGATGGCCGCTTCCAAGTCTGACACTTCCTCTTGGATGAACGCTTGTTCGCTCTCTGGTCGCAGTCGCATCCCTTCAAGGTTTTCGTGCGTCATGATAATCATGTCATAATCGCCAGTCGCAATTCGATGCAGTGTCTCTCTTCGCGATTCCTTGTCGAACATATCGCTTAGGGAGAGAATCCTGGCTTCCGGGTAAAGCTCTTGGGCTTCGCGCGTGAATTGCTCTATGGTGGATTTCAGTACGGCAAACGCGGGTTTTTTCGCAAGCCCTAAACGACGACACTCCATCGCCGCTGCGACCATGCTCGTAGTTTTACCTGTTCCGACTTCGTGTGCCGCAAGCCCAACACCTGTCGTCACTACGCGCCAGACGAAATTCTTTTGTATGTCATACAGGCGGGCTGCGTACTTTTCGTCCATTCCTGGGAATGTTTGGTGACTCCCATCGAATGTCCGCTCTTTGATATTGTTGTTCTTTTCGTTGTAGGACTTTTCAAGAACCTGCGATACTTGCGGCAGACTCAGAGCCCACTCGCTGAACCTCTCTTGCAGCTCTTCCACCTTTGACTGTGCCGCGTCGGTCAACTCGCGATTAAGAAATTTGGTTTCGCCATCGTACTCCCAGACGTTGATCGCTCGTTGCGTCATCGCTGCTTCGACGATTTCACTGAACTTTACGCGAATGTCGCCTTCGGAGTCATAGATCGACCAAGCCTCCGCTGCTCTACCCGAGTTTACGCTGGAAGGCAACTCCGTCAGCCAGGATGCCGCGCTGTCGCTGTACCGAAATTTGATTCCCGAGGATCCATATCGGTTGATACCTACCGCACTTGCCACAAACGCTTCATAAACTTCATGGTGAACCCAGGGTGAGCCCATACGCACCGAGATGTCCTGGATCGGAACGTCTTCTGGCTGCGCTGCTCGCAACGCTTCCACGTTGGGTAGGTATCGATCGTCTGTCTTTGCAACCTCAATTGCCTGGGCAAGTTTTTCCCTGGTGTTTCCTGATAGGTATTCATCGCGAGATTCCCACTTGTCACCGTTCGGGTTTAGATAGGCCAATCCCTTCTTGGTAAGTTCCTGTCCTACATCTTCCACAGTCTTGCCAAGCAGAGATGAAATCCGAGCGACATCGATCGATGCTGCATCGTGCATGGACACGCCAACGGCATCCTCGATGGTTTTAGCCTCGGAGACTCTGGTAGCGCGGCGTGCCGTGCTCTTCTCAAACACATCTGCTTTACGGAACTCCTTGGATTTCTTATCGTAGGACTCCAGGGACATAATCATCGGGCGGTCCAGGTCGCCCTTGAGTTCCGCTGCATGGTCATGGAGTAGCCCGTACTTGCCCCGGAAAGAATCGTACATCGCGTTGAGTTCCGACCGGATTGCGGCACCATCTTTCCCGGCTCGCTCGGCTGCGACGAGTTCTCGAACTTTGTCGCGAATACCGATCATGGACATTAAGACCTCTTTCTTTTCATTCTTGAATCGATGTGGCTCCAGGGCTCCGTTGACGTAGGTGTATAGCCCGCCATCGTGAATGACCGTTTCTCCTTCGTTGTGCTTGGTAGCCGTCAAAATGCGTTCCGGCTCGTCTGGTATCGATGGTCCGCGAACGCTAGCTTGGCTGGTTCGAACGATGTTTTCCGGGAGACGATCGATAGCATCTTGGAACAGGGTCTCAAAGTCGTCGGTTGCTTGGACGTTTTTCATTCCGCCCGTGTACATGGTTCCAGATCGATCCAGCGTTCCGAGGATCTGTTCTGGATGCTCTGCAAAGTAACGGTTGACTCGAATCGGATCTCCTCCCAGCGGATCGGGGACTTCCACCGTGTCATCCCATTGCGGCGCAGGGACTCTCTTGCCATCTTTCCAGTGGTAGAGCCGTCCTAGTGAGTCCACCGTTATTCCTGTGAAACCTGGTTGTTTTGTTTCAGGCTGCACAGAGTCGGGAAGGTTTCCCCCATACCTCTCTTTCAAGAGCCTTGCATTGTGTTCCTCGTTTGTGAATCTCTCGAATGATTGTTCCGCCCAGCGGTTTCCTGGTGGCAGAGCTTCCGGTGGCACTTCATCAGGGATATCTTCGGGAACCGCTCCCTTCTTGCGAAGAATCACCAAATCGGTAACGACTTCGGTTCCAGCGTTCTCTTTGTGCATGGTCCCTGGGAATCGAACGGCAGACACAAACTCCATGTCTGCGTCGATCGCCTTCCGAACATCGGGGGAAATCTTGTCCATCGTCCCAGCGCTCGTAATGAGCATTGCCAACCCACCCGGCTTGGTCGTTTGGGCTGAGCGAAGGAAATAGTAATCGTGGAGGTTGGGACGCAAATTGCCTAACTTGGAATCCCGTATGATTTGCGATTCATCGAATGGAACATTGGTCGCAACAAGATCGAAGTAGTTGTCTGGTGTCTTGTATTCCTCGAACGGAGAAACAACTACATTGGCATCCGGGTAGAGTGCTTTCGCGATCGTCGCCGATCCTGGATCCATCTCAACCGCCGTGATGGCCGTATTGCTTTTTACGTCTTCCGGCATGAACCCAAGGTAGTAACCTCCACCAACGGCGGGCTCCAGCATTTTTCCGCCTGTGAAGCCTAGCCGCTTTGCCATCTCCCATTGCTTCTTGACCACTTCGGGGTGGGTATAATGCCCGTTAATTACAGATGCTCTAGCCGCTTCGTAGCCATCTTGGCCCAACAGGGTTTTGAGTTCCTTCCGCTCCTTGTCCCATTTGTCCTGTTCCTTGGAGTTGGTTGCGATCCTCCGAAGTTCTTCGGATAGGTCGTCGCGATCGTAATAAAGACGTTCGTGGTAGTCGTTGAACAGTCCTGGCATCTGTCCCCACCCAACGAACTTAGAAATCTTTTCTTTTTCCTCCGGGGTTGCTTCGCGATCCTCGTCTTCGATCAACTTGAGAGTACGCAAAGCCTCCAGGTTATCCTTGAACTTAGATTTCACGCCGCTTGAAAAGAACTTGGTGGACTTGTATGAGTAGTTCCGCTCGTTTAGGCTTCCTCGCTTGGGTTTGGGTGCTGCGCTCGTCTGCGCTGGTTTTGTCGCTTTTGGTGCGGTCTGGCTGGAGTGATGGTGCAATACCATCGAAGCAAAGTCCGCCGCATCGGCAATGTGTGTGAAGGTTCGATCGTAATCAGTACGCTTGCGCGATGGATCGTAATGCCGAACCGTGTACAACAGCTTGCCGCCTTTGCGTTGGCTAATGATTTGCACTTTGTTTCCGTTCTTCAGCGTCAGCCTGTGCCCGGCCTGCAATGTCAGCGACCATCGATCGTGAAACTTGCTTTTGCCATCAAGAGTGGGGGCTTTGACAGGGAGCGGCTTGGGATTCGGTTTGGGTTCCTCATCAGACGACGCTTTTTCGCCGCTCTCAAGTTCCTTGCGCTGCTCGGGCGTGGCTTTATCGACAACATCCGATGGCACGAACTGCCCACCATGGTATTCATTGCCAGCAATTACTAGGGGCTTTTCCTTGGTGTAGCCTTTTGGCGCTCGCATCGCTGTCATCAGTTGTGGCTCGGTCTCTCCAAGGGCGAACATTGCTGCCTTAACAACATTGGACGCCGATAGAACGCCTTCCCCAACGGCTTGCACTGCATCGAACTTCACACCCATCAGGGTTGGATCCTGGCCCATGCTGGGATCGCTGCCATCGTCTATGCCGCCCATGGGATCCATGCCGGGATCCATGCCGCCCATGGATGGGTCCATGCCTCCCATGCCTCCCATGGAGGGTCCGCGTTGCTGCTCAAGGGCTTGCTTGGCGAGTGGCTTGTGGGACACGTCAAACGGAATCATGCGTCCAAAGTTATTGACGATGCCCGGCTCGAGCAGTTGCTCCTTGATGTCTCGCAGGATCACTTCCACCCATGGGTCTAAGTTCGCGTAGAGGATCCCCATGGGGATTAACCTACCCTGCCAGGATCCCGTATCGTCGGCTTTGAGAACTCCATCGGGTACGAACATGCCGCGTAGCATCTCCCCATCGAGATCCCCAGGGTACTGAAGGATGTGCGAGGGGTTCGACGGGACGGTGGCGCGTGTGAGATTCCACATCGGGTTCCCTTTGTCGTCGTATTGGGCTGGAGTGGTCGTCACACCTCCCGCTTCGAGTTGTTCGACGATTTCTCGCGCTAGCTCGCGGTTACTAATTTCGTGCGGTGCGTCGATGGTTCCCACGTCGGTCGAGCCCTCGGGATAGCGCAGGTCGGCACCACCATAAGCATCCTTGTGCATAAACAATCGACGGACATCGATCGCACCGCCGTCAAAGTGCTTATCCGCCCATGCGCGGTAGGCCCCTGTGAGGACAGATCGCCCGTAGAGTTCGCCCGGCTGCGCGTCGTAGCTATGGAAAAACGCCTCTGGAAACCGTAGGTCGACGTAGCCTTCAAGGGCGCTCTTGACGTGCATAAAACGAACGCCGCACGGTCGTCCGGTTTCATTGGCGACCAACACCCGCACGTCGTTTGCGTGTCGCTGTTCGATCGTAGCGATTTCCCACGTCCCGAATTCCTCGGATCGCTCCCAGATGACTTCCATGCCGCTCCAGCCGTAAACCTGCGCTGAGGAAATGTGCTCAAGCGCACAGGACCAGAGTTTGCGGATCTGCCGCATTACCCACGCTCCGACCGCTTCATCCTGGCACATCACGCCGATCTGCCATTGGCCGTTCATCTCATAGCCAAACTCGCATCCTTGGATCGCCGCGCGGCGGGCTGCAAGTCCGATCTGGATCGTTTCGTCGAGTAGGATCTGCTCGATGACCTGGAACGACATCACGGGTAGCTTTTGGTGCCGACGTAGCCACCATGTTTGGATCGGAGAGTAGCCCTTCGTCTTCGCGACAGGCTTTTTTATCGCGTCGCTGATGCGTCCATCGTTTCGGCTGTCGTTTCGAGTCTGGTCAGGTACGGTACTCATGGCATCTTCCCACAATGTTTATCGACTAGCAGTTGGACAGCCTGGTTTCGAGCGTTTGCTGCGATTTGTTCATCGCCGTAAGCTTCGAGCCACAGTTGATAAACTGCTTGGTAGTCTGTCGCGTCATAGTTCCCTGCATCGATCCGCTTCTTGGCACGAATCGACGGCATCAATTCTTCCAGCGCCACAATCTGTGCGCTGGTCAAGTCAAACGGATTGATTCCTAGCTCTACTCCGAGCCGGATTCTCCGTTCGTATTTTTTTTTATTGCTTCGATGACGGATCCCAATTTCGTCCAGATTTGGAACGCCTCGGAGACAGTCGCGCCGTCGACTCCCATCTTCTGCAACTCGCTTGCCACGTCAGACAGGAACGCGCGCGTCGCGTACACTTGCCCATCGCGCCGTTCGAGTGCGTGCTTGCGTTCCAAATCTTCGAACACTAGCCGCATCTCGAGCACGTCGAGTGTTGCGTTGCGCTCTTGCCCGTCACGTTTGTACGAGACAGAGAACGATTCGGAAGTAAGATCAATTTGTGCCACAATCGCATCCTTTAACTACGGAACATTAGGGGTCTGCGGGGGTGTTCCGGTACCGCCCGTGCCCGAACTGAGCGTGCCACCGTAGCCGCTCCCATCGGTTTTTCGTGATGTATCCATCGATGCTGGAAGATCCTGGAGTTGGTACAGGATTTCCCACTTTGCCGCGTACACAGGCTGGCAATAGAAAATTCCTAGGCACGTCGGCTTAAACGACTTGTCGATGCAAGAAAGTTTTGCGCCTGGAACCACCAGCTTGGGCATGGGGATGTCATAGCCAACGCGGATCGCAGTGCCGCGATATACCAGCGTGTTTGCGTACCCTGGATTCTTCGCGAGGATTGCCGGAATTTCCGCGCGTGTGTCCCGGCCTAGTTTTTTGAGTTCATTGAAGCTTACCACGCCATCTTCGATAGCTTCCGGACCCGTTGGCACCCAGTGATCGCGCTCTACGCCGTATTGATACAAATCGATAGAGGCTTCGAAATGCGCCCAGGAGTTTTCCGGAGGAGGAAGAGGATTGCACAGGTGCTCGGGCTGAGTCACTGTAGGATCGATGTGATAGTCGTGCTCATCGCGAATTACCGGAAGCGACGGGTAATTCATGTTTACCAATAGATCCTGCGCAATTGGATCTGGCGTTAGGTTGCTGATCCCCCTTGGCTCCTCAATGTGGTGCATCGAAACTTCCCACGGATCCCATCGCAACTCGACGGGCTGGAAAATCCCGCTTTTTGCCAACCATTCGTCAACGTCGTTCAGCGTTCTGTAAGCCACGGACACATGCAGCGCGAGCCCAAAAATCTCCTCCTCGACCTCGATGCTTTCGATTAACGTGTCGAGACCCTGCTGCCTCGCAAAAAAAATGCGTTTCAAAATGACTTGCTGTGCCACGAACCAAGCGTAAATGGTCGGCTGATCTGCTGCAATTTCCACTCGCACGCTAATCCTATGCTGCGTTGTCGCCATCTGCGACAGCGTTTTGGAAACGGCGTGTGTCGCCTCGATTTCGACCACTCCTGGCGGATACGGATTCCTGGTCTTGATTTGCGTGTCGACAATCGAGAAGGTCAGAGTCGCCTTATCTTCCGACAGGCTGTATTGCTGACGACGCTCGTACCCTATCGGCTTGACGATCTTAATCTCATCGCGATGACTGTCAGCGTTGTGCGCGATGCGGTTTGGGGAGACAAATTCCTTCCGGACTACTAGTGTTCCGTTGGTTGTGCGAGTTGTCCACCCTCCGTTGTCTATCGAGTACGACTGCGCATAGGTGAATGCCGCTATTTCATCGCTCGTTATCCCTTCCGATTCATTGAATAGCACGTTCAGTTCGACGACCCAATGTACTTCGATCGCCGAGGTGTAATCCTGCGCGCCCAACGGCTGGAAGTGGAGCAGTCGGGGGAATGGTCCTCCAAGAACATCCTTGACGGACGCACTACCACCCACGTCCAGGTCGAACCCTAGCCCGATGTTTGTCGCTTTGAGTCGCCCGCCGTTCCGCGTGAGCTTCGCACGAAGTTCGGTCGCCGTTCCATTCGGCGATGTCACCGTTGGCGAAACGATCGCGTCTACCTCGATTTGGATTCGGTGATACTGCGTCTGGCGACCGTCTGGAGTCAGCATCGTCTCGAGCGACACTTTTCTCTTTTGACCGATCCCAAGCGAGATTCCCTCGTACGTCAGTTCATCTACGGTCGGCGGGTTTGGCATCAGAGTCCCCTCGCCTGCGCAATGAGTTGCTGCATTAGGGCAGGATCCATCTGCCTCGGAGCGCCCATCGCGTTATGGAGCAGATTCAGCAGCGGATCCTTGAATTCCTTTTCCTCTCTGCGTCTTTCCCTGGCGTCTTGCCGCCCCATCAACTTATCGACCTTCTGCATGTGTTTTTCGTTTGCGTCACGCCATTTGGCGTCTTCCGCCGCTTCGTCGCCTAGTAGATTTAGCCAGTCGATAACCGTCGCCTCAATGACTCCGCACGATGTGCCAATAGTCTCAACAAAATTGGCGGTGGTGTTTATTCCGCCAATCAGTAACTCCACTGCGGGAAGTAGACGATCAGCCAAATCCACAAATTGATCGGTGACTCTATCACCTAAATTGTTGATCGCTTCATCTAGGCGATCTTTTGCATCTCCGACGCGAGCAAGCGTTTCGCCGCGCTCGTTAGCTCGGTCGATCAGTCGCATCTGACGCCGAACGTCGGTTTCGGCGCGCTGCTTGGCGATGTCTGCGCTGTAGCCAGCAAGTTCATCTGCTTGTTTGGCGGCTGCGTCTCCGATCGCATCGAAGGCTTTGTAGACCAAATACCCTGCCGCTGCGACCGCTGCAAGCGATCCTACGACCACTCCCGCTGCGACAGCCACCGGGCCAAGCGCTGGGCCAATTCGCGCCAGAGCTTGCGCTGCTCGAGATGCTGCGGCTTCCATCGCTGCCGAGCCCTCCGTTGCTACGGCGGCTTCCTCTGCCACAGCCGCTCCCTCGACTCTTGCTCCCGCCTGTACTGGGATGTCGGCCTTGACCGCATCGAGCGCTTTGTTCGCGAGACCGGGTGGCTTCACGCCACCTCCATCGCCTTCGGATTTTGGCTTCACTTCCTGTGAGTCCTCGCGACCGAACAGGAATTCGTCTTCCGGGGTTTGCTTCGAGGGAGGTTCCGGGCGATTTTCTATCGGAGATGCGGGAAGCGGATCGGCTGGCGTTTCGATGCGCGATGGCGTGTTGTCATGAAGGCTCTCGTTTGCGTTCCCGGTCTGCTCCGCGATCTGTTTCGTCTTTTCGTTCTCGGCCCATACACTCTCAATTGCCTTCACGATGCGATCGGCTGCGGTCTCGAGGTGCTCCGGATCGGTGTTTCGGTCGATCTGTGCGAGTCGCGTTTCGTCGCCAACTTCGTCGTTTCTGGAAGTATCTGCCCTGGGTTCATCGAGCGATCTGTCGCGTCGAGAATTGGACTGGTCGTCGGTTTTTGCCGCTGTAGGTTCTGGTTTTGGGGTGTTGTCCCGCTTGGAAAACAGCGATGCGACCGAAGATAAGGCTCCTCGGATCTCACCACTGATTGACTTGCTTATGGAGTCGAGCCCGAATGAAATCACAGGGGCATGTGGTTTTGGTTTCTCTGGTTCTTGCTGTTTTGGATTTGGAGAGTTGTCCAGTTTCTCGCGACCGAACAGATATTCGTCTTCCGGAGTTTGCTTCGGAGCATCCACCTTGACGGCAATCTCTTGCTTCCCCAAAGGTTTCGGCCGTGGTTCTCTGGCCGGTTCGGGATCGTCTTTGGCTCCTACGAGGTTGGAGATGCTTGCCGCTATCGATCGCCAAAAAGGTTGCTCAGGCTCTTGCTTGGTGGCAGTCGGCTTCGTCTCAGGCTGTTTCTGCGGCTGCGGCTGCGGCGCGGGGCTGTCTGGTTTCGTCCGGGTGGTGTATTCCTCCCAAGCGGCCAATAGCGCATCCTCATCTCGAGGCTCCGGGCGCGTTTCTGTTGGCTTCGCTGGCGATACCGGCTCCACCCTTGCTGCCGGTGGTGTCGCTGGAGGCGTTGGCGTCGGAGGCTCCACCCTTGCTGCCGGTGGTGGCGCTGGAGGCGTTGGCGTCGGAGGCTCTACCCTTGCTGCCGGTGGTGGCGCTGGAGGCGTTGGCGTCGGAGGCTCTACCCTTGCTGCCGGTGGTGGCGCTGGAGGCGTTGGCGTCGGAGGCTCTACCCTTGCTGCCGGTGGTGGCGCTGGAGGCGTTGCGTTTGGTCGCAGGGGAGTTAGCAGTTTCGCGGCTGCGACAACGCCATTAAACACTTTCTGCGACTCGGCAATCGCAGCGAAAAAAGGATGCAGGCTTTCCTTTAAGTGAGATGCGTCGAAGACGATCTTCGTTGCTTCGTGCACGTTCTTGACTAACTCTTTCCGCACATCGCCCTCGGTCGGCCGGCGGACTCTCCTTGCTGCGGTGTGTTCCCGATCGGCCCGCTCGTTTGCCGGGGTGGCACGAGTTTCGGCTACGTTTGCAGGCCGATCGGTTTGCGTTGGTGCGACGGCAGCACGGAGCGGTGGCGCAGGATCCGGACGCGAGGGAGGCGGATTTGGTGCGGCCTCTCGCCTCGCTGGTTCCGCTGTTGCGGTCGACGTTCCCGAGGTGGTTTCGTCGACCAAAACAATTTGAAACTGCGCGCCATCCATTTCACTAGGTAGCAGCCACGAACGAGGCGCTGCTCGTTCCCGCGATGTTCGGATACGCGCGCAGTCTGATTGGAACTTCGCGGAGATCCGGTCCTTGCAACAAAGTTACTGGGAAGTTTTCGTGCAGAATCGTCTGATACAGAGTGATGGTGGCTGGTAGTGGCCCAGGGTTTGTTTCCATCGCGGTCAGCACCAGCGATTTTGCAAAACTGCCGCCGACATCGAGTTTTCCGATTCCAGCAAACGCATAACCCGTGGTGTACGGATTGATGAGCGTCTGAACCGCAGCCGCGTCAAACTCGATGAGGGTCATTTCGACCGTCACCTCCATGCCCATAACGATAGCATCTTGCGCGGTTTCGCCCCATTTATCACCTTGGATAAGCCGCTTCATGAATTGATGCGAGATCCTGTATCCCTCGCGAGTCTGCCCGACCGCGAGCGCGTTCCAGGTTGCTGTGTATCGGCCTGTTACGAATGCCATGTTTATTCTCCTGTATTCCGATTCTTACATCCGGGACAATTAGCCACCTCAAAAGCCTTCGTTGCCGCTTCCAGATTGCTGAAAGTGGCCAAGTACGCGCGGTCTTGGTCGCACGCTATTTTCCATCGCAATCCGCCTTCGCCTTCAATCGGCCCTTTGTTGTCTTGGACGAGCCAATGTGTCAGCACTTGCACACCAACGAACGGCGGCTTGTTCGCGCCGCACCTTGGGCAGGCAAATCGATCGTGGTCTACGGCAAACGAAAAGTAATCGTTCGTGTGCGGGTTCGGCTTGCAGTCTGGATTCAGACAGTAGCCCATCACTTGCTGTTTGGTCGTCCGATCGTGCGGGATGCTGATGCCACTCATACCGCCTCCAATCTGCGGATCCGGCCAAGCGTAATGCCTCGCGTCACTCCCGCCATAACGTCGGAGCCACTTGCCGACGCTTGCGACGACGCGCCATACGTATCGACCGCCACGCCGCGAACTCGCGAATCGATCGCGATTAGTCGCAGATAGCCGACAAACGGTCCTGCGGTCGGTGTGATAGCTGCAAGAATCTGATTAGCTCGCGCAGTGATCGAGGCTTTCCAGTCGACCGAGTAAACCACCTTGTCAAGCAGTGCGTTGACGCCTGAAAGCTGATCGAGATAGAGCGTGCGGCGTTTGTCTCGAGGGACAGCCCGCGATCGCACAAACACACTGACGCGACATCCGTACTCCACATCGCGAGTCGTTCCGCTCGACTGGTGTACGTTGCCAAGGCTGATGCTGGCTGGAACAATCGACACATGCAGATCGCCTGCTGTCTGTGGTACAAAATCCTCGTCGGATTCGATCGTACACTGGTCGTCGGTCAAGCCCAGCGCGGTCTTTACCGCCTCCTGGACTGCTTGAAGTAGGCATGGTTCCGCGCTAAGCACCTCGAGCCCCCTCACTGACGGCTCGCGTCAATCCGGCTGCCAAGGCACGCTCCAACGCGCCCAACCATCGCTCAAGCCACACTTGCGGGCACTTTTTCGGCAAGAAGGGACGTGCTGGCAGTTTCCGCTTTGGCGCGCCCCAGTTGTGCGCTGCGGCGTATTTGACGTTGGTTCCAACAATTACACCGTTGGCGATCGTTTTGAAAATCTGCCCGCCATCGGCATCGGGCTGCGGTGGTCGATAGGAAACACCATCGCTACCCAGTTCTCCGGGAGACAGCGAATTTAGCAAAACGCCTGTATCGCGCAGGATTTCATGCGGGCGATTCCCGTAAACCTGGAGTTTGGTTTTTCCGCCCTCGGCCTTGATGCGATTCCATGCCATGCCCGCCGCGATCGACTTGGCTGTTTCTGGATCGTACTTGGTGATGAGCCATGCTAGATTGCGACGAAAATACAGTCTCCATTGCCGAAGCTGCGCGGCCGACAACAGCCCGGTTCCGACTGGGGCGTGTCGATGTCCACGACCTAGCCCAGCCGCCTGCTTGAGTTGAGTCTTTTCCCCTGGTCCAAATCGCCGGGAGTAGGCTAACGTCGCAGGCTTCAGGGGAGCCCATTTCACGCCATCTTCGCCGACACCCCCTCGAGCCTTGCGAACGAAGTCCGCGTGAATATCCGAAAGTGCAGCAAACCCTAGTGCGGTAAAAACACCTCTAGCCGTGTTTGCTACGTCGGGAGCTTGCCCGACCAACGCAGCGTGAACACGGCGCACCATCGCCGCTGCTTGATGTTTGTCGCCTCGGAAATATGCCCTAGTAGTAGCCAACGCGGGTAATCTCCGTGTCTTGTGGGCGTTCCTTGGGCATGTTGGTTGAATTGATCGCGACCCGCTGTTGCCGCCGTGCGTACCGGCGATCGATGTGCATGTTGCTAAACATCGGGACGTTGATTCCCTTGAGCCGAACGCCTGGGATCCGCATCTCGTCGCGCATGATGAGCGGTAGCTTTTCGACGATCCGCTGGTACTCAGCGACCAAAGACTCAGGGACCGGGTTTCCCCGGCGTTCGCACAGATAGACAGCCGACAACACCACGCACCATTGACGCAGCATCCGGTTGGTCTTTACCCCCTCTTCCTCGTAGCGGCGTAGCACGTAGAGGTTGATTTCGTCGGTGGCTTGGGCAATGCAGTCCTCGAGCGTGGCATCTGAACCACGCAGATCATGCGCAGCGAACGCTGCTACCCCAGTGTCCCCAAAGAAGTTGGTCACGTCTTCGGGAGTCGCATAATTCCAAGTAATTGCCACCGCTACTCCGTTTCATCGCGAACTAGAACACCACGGTTCCAATTGCGAGGTTCATTGGGACTTGGTGAAGCATCAAAGCGTTGTCCAAGACAAACAGTTCGGTGCTGGTTGGGTTGCTGATTTCGCGCGACCATGCCGACAGGCCGAATCGCTCGGTCTTGGGTCCGCCGTCGTACTCTGCGACGGGCTCACCCGCGATATAGCACTCGATGTCCGATCCGCCTGTCACGGTGTCTGACGCGACAAAGAACGCGGTGTTCGCAGGGACGTGCGGTGTCCAAACTTCTGACCCCGGCTCCCCGATCTCGAGACCTTCGTCGGTGATGCACCACTCGCACCACGGCATGAAGGACAACCGAGCCTTGAAATTTTGGACCGGCTTCCCGTCTGGGCCGCTCGCTGTCTCTTTCGAAATGATCTCGTAAGGCTGATTCGCCGTACCGTGTGCCTCTTGCACTGCGTCGTTTTTCAGCACCAGTGACCAGACTTGCGAGGTGGTCACAATTTTTGCAAGCCCTGATCCCGTCAACCGCTGAAAGGCTGCATGGATCGAATAGAGGTTGCTCGGAATGTCGGCAGACGCCGTGGTGGCCCACGATGTTGCAAGAATGTTTCCACCGCCTGTCATGTTCAACTGGCTCTTGTTTCCTGCGGGTACTCGCGTTTGAAGTTGCCCGGCCGCGCCGGAACTGGAGTAAGTCCAATACCACGAATCGCCGACAATCTTGTAGTACAGGCTGTCACGCAGCATCCCGACCAGCATCGCGGTTCGCCAGTTGGCTGCAAGTTGCGCGAGGTACCCAGTCTGCATCTGGATCATCTTTGCGCCTGCTTTGTCGCGCGTAGCTGGATCGTCAATGCGTCCAATGTTGTTGACTTGCTCGGCCAGGAGCGGGATCGAACTGTGCATTCGCGGGTACTCGAACGGTACGCGGGAGGCAATCTGCATTTGCATTCGCCCAGCAGCCGTTCCGGGCGCTCGCCCCTGCGCTGTTTTCAAAGTGTTGTTAAAAATGTGGTACGCTCCCAAACGCCCATGACCCATGTTCGTCTCGTTTGGTCCGCCGGGCTGCACACCAAATTCTTTGAGCAGAGATCCAGACGCCTCAACTCGTTGGCTGATAACCTTGGTGAGTACCTGCGGTTTGAAAATATCCTGGAAAATGTTCGGCATCTTCTAATCCTTGGTGCCACCCTCGGAAGAAGAAAATCGTGGTTTGGAGCCTAGCTACTAGGCTGGCAATTCATCATCGAAAATGAAGCACCTGCCGACAGCCTTCAGTGCCGTCCTCGCAGCCGCTTCATTGGTGTGCCCAACAAACGCAGCGCCTTGGATGAGCAACTGCGAAGCGCGGATGTCACCCGACACAAGGATCCGCACGGTCTGGTCTTCGTTGTTGCCCGAATCGTCAACGACTCGAACGTCGTCGAGGAGAATTCCGACTGGCGTTTGGCTACCGTCAGACGCTCCCGCGTTGTACTGGGCAAGTTTTTTGGAAGCAGTGATCTGTCCGAGCACCATTCCCCCTCGCAGCGTGGTGGTTGGCGTGTTGACGGCATCTCGCGCGGTTCCTGCGAGAATGCGAGTGACGATAGTAGCGCGAACGCGGCCATCAGAAACGAATAAAATCGGACGGGTTGCGAGTGCATCGGTGACTGTTCCTACTCCAAGAGCCATGGTTTACTTCCTCGGTGCCACCCTCAGAAGAATTGTGAGTTAGTTGCCGTTTATGAGTTTGAGAAGGTACGCTTCGCGTTCAGGTGTCAGAACCTCCGGATTCTTCGGTTCCGCTACGCTCATCCGAGCCAGCTTGGACCCCCCTCCAGAGCGAAACGTCGCCGTCTTGAACGTGCCAACTGGGATGACTTTCCGCGAATCCATGAAGCGTTCCACGTCTCCGGTTTTCGGTTTGCTGTACGCATCGAGCGAGAGTCGCTGGGCAGCGACCCGAGCAGCGTACAAACTGAACTCCTCATCGAGAATTTTTCCTTGGTCTCGCAGCGATTCGAGTTGTCCGAGCAGTTCTCGGTGATACGCTCGCTCGGCGTAGGCTCGAGAGTTGCGGACGATAGCGGACATGGTTTGGATCTCAGGAGAGACAGCCACGGTCCCATTGTCAGGGTTGCCGCCACCCTGCCCGCCGTTGCCGAGCACCATGCGAATGTTGTCGACGATATTCGCGGCGCTTGTGTCTTCGGGGAGTTGCACTCCGACTTCCTGCATCACGTCGACGATCATCTTGACGATGGAGTCGGCATCACTACCGCCATCATTCATCTCATTTCCGGGAGGGGCTGCGGGAGCCGCCATGTTGGTATCGGAAGCCATGTCCATGCGAAGCACCTTGGGAGTAAAAATGGTTGGTTTGATCCCCATCCGAATGCCGCATCCCATTAAGGCTGGGATTGCTGCATCGACTTCGGCTGGTAGAAATGGGCCTTGGGAATGATCGACCGGGTAATCGACCAAATCGACACTCGTAATCACGTCCGCGTAACTGTTCCCATGTCCGTCCATGAACTCAGGAAAAATCACCGGCGACACATAGACCGAGTTGGCTTCCACCTTTTCGATGGCGCTCGGGGTCAGGATCTCCACGGTGATCTCGGCGGATCTTCCGTCCGGTGTCACCTTAAAGTCGACCATGCGCCCTTCGGTGTTGTGTGCGCCGCGAGTGTCGCGACGTGTCAGGGAGTCCATGGCGATCGGAGAGAGCATTTCGACATCATCGAGTTCCGCATGGTTCCAGTGCATCGGAACCGCGTAGCCTGCATCCTTCAACCGCTGGAACTGGTCTTCCCAATGGCGCAGCCGATCGGAAGTAACCGTGACGGACCCATCTCCGCTCTGGTACTCGTTGACCGACAGAACCGCTTTACGGAACACCTTGCCCATGGGGGAAGGTTAGACCGCGACACAGAACGCACCAAACCGTCTGTGACGCTGCTTGCGCTGCTTGCGAAAAAGTTACCTATTTATTCGTCCCGCAGATACTCCGGTTCCCCGTTCTCGAAAATCTCGGTGCGGATCCGGTCGACCGTGCTTTGGCGGACCCGCCTTCGCCCGCCTGGAAGTCGGCAATACGCCAGCCGCCCCGTATCGGCCCACTGTGCTACCGCGCTCCGCGTCACTCCGAGTTGCGTTCCTGCTTCGCTGAAAGTGAGCAGTGCATCCTCCGAGTGCGTCTTGAGCGCTCGAATCTTGCGTTCCTTGTCGGTCATTTTGTGCCGTGCCTCCCTTGGATGATGCCTCCCCATTGCTGGGCTTGAAGCTCCTTTGAAACGTAAACCGCATACGATGTGCCGTCGATCTGGTCGGATACCTCGTCTGGTCGCCCCTGCCATGCCGTGTGCTCAATGAGGTAATCTCTCACCCACTTTTCGCCGGTCGCCGGTATCCGGACCAAGCCGTCCTCAACGCGCGAGATTGCCCCCGCTGCGACCGCTCGCTCAAGTTTTGCCCCTCGGTGGTTCTCTGCCATGCCGGGGATTTTGGGTCCGATGAGACGTGTTTTGCGTCCCTTGATTTCCTTGGCTGCGACAGGTCCGAAGTGAGCGTTCTCAATGTAGACGACCGGGACGTTCATCGACTGCAAATGATCGTTGAACCGGCTAATCATTTCCGGCCACTCGGCCTGGATTCGGCAAGTCGATCGCAGGAACATCATGTGGGCGGGGCGGAAGTAGTCCCACACCTGGACTACCGACCAGGACGGCTCCTTGCCCCTATCCTGCTCTGCTCGTTCCCTCGAGGTTCCCGCAGTGTCGATCACCGCGAACCGTCGCATCCGACCTGGATCGATCTCGAGCACGTCTCCATGGTGCATCGCCTGGATTTTGCCATCGGGCAGGACGTTGTACGTCAAGAACCAATCGCGATCGTAGATCCCAGCCGCTTGGTAAAGCCAGTTCCCACCGAGCAGCGCTTCCCGCTCCACTCGAGGGAGCGCCGCTAGTCGATCCGCGTAATCGGGATCCTTCGCCAAGAGTGCCGGATTGTCTTGGAGGGTGGCTGGGACGAAGGTGAACGATAGCGGCTTGGAGCCGCGTCCCAACAGTTCCTCTCGCGTATCCGCCCACAGTAGCGAGTCGTCAGCCGCCCGGCAGAAGTACCGCATCACACCGGAGCGCTCCGGGATTGCCGTGCCCAATACGGGATCGATCCACCATTCCAAGAGGCTTGCTACCCACGTTCCCGGTTCCGGGTTGCATGTGGCGCGGATGTAGGGATCAATGGTACCCATGGACCTAGCTCGCGAGACCAGATACCAGAACTGCCCGCTCGAGAAATGCGTCAGTTCGTCCCATCCGATGAACGCGATCTCAGTACCCTGCCATTGCAGCTTGTCTTGTTCGTGTTCCATGTGGCTGAAAATGATGCGGGCTCCACTCGGAAACTTGCAATCCATCGAGGCGCTGCGCATCCGACCGCCGAATAGCGGGTACAGTTCGCAGGCTTTGTCCCACAACCCCTGCGCTGCGGTGATCTGCTTGTACGTCTTGCGAAATATAACGGGAGCCCAGTGCGGATCGTCTATACCTCGGAGAGCATCGAGCAAAAGCGCGTAGGTCTTCCCGCCACCAGCCGCACCGCCATAGATTGCGATGTCCGCGCTGGTCCGCAGTATCTGGTCTTGCGGGCCGGGTTGAGGTCCAATTTCGATCGATGTTGCGTCCGCTATCATATGCAAGTGGTGGTATTGTTGATCGGCTGCGAGAAGTCGAGGATGCCAGTAGCAATGATCCAGTGCGCTTCGGGCGAAGTGTCGCAGCGTTTGATGTCAAAATAGAAACGTCCAGACGCTAAAGCCGATAGCGATCGGGCGTTCATGGTCAATTTCACTTGGCGGATCGGGTTCCCACCAGCACTCACACCTACGAGCGCCGCATCGCCCGCAACAAAACTGCCGCCCGTTGGGATCCGGAGTCCGAACGAGGAATCGACCTGGATAGCGATCGTGTTCTGCGCACCTGTGACGGTCGGCTTCGCCGTAAACACCAAGCGCCCAGTCGCGTTCTTGGCGTTGGCGTTGATGGTGAAAACAATTTCATTGTCAACTTTTAGATACTGCGAAAACGCTCCAATATACATCGGCCCAAGCGATTCCCGCTCAGAGACCGTGACGAGCGGTGTTGCTACGCCTGCGCTCCCGCTAACGGAACTCGACAGAGCAAATCGCCCGAGTATGTTGGACAGGATTGAGGCGGAAACCGAATCCGAAAGCGCAGTGAGCGTGTCTCGCGTGTATCGCGAATGCTCGACGGGAATAACCTGGATATTGGCCGTGGTGGACTCCGGGAAAAAGTCCACAGTAGCCCCGTTGTTTTCCGTCTGCTGTACGTCGAAGAGGTAGTACCCATCCTCTAGTTCGACTGGGTTTGTGTCGTTCAGCGCGGTTCGTGCGCCGTTGTCTAAAGAGAAACGACACGTAATGTTCGCCGCATCGCCCAGTTGTGGCTGCGAGGTGTTGCGGTTGAAGGCGAATACCTTCACGTTTGCGTTTGTGTTTCGGTACATCAATCCACTCCTGTCATCATGGCATAGAACAATTGGCTATTTCGCGGTGGCGGCACAGAGGCGCTCGTAGAGACGACTACCGGCCCTAAAGTCTTCGCGACGGACCCAACCTTGCCCGGTGCTACTACTGCACTTGATGCGATCGCTATCGACGCAAGGGTGCGAGTGAGGGAGGCCGATGGACCGTTAGCAACTACTGCTGTCGAGCCGACAGTATCGGATCCCAGGGTTCGCAATAGAACTCCTCTAGGGTCCGTCGTCACAATTGCCGACGCGGATCCAGTGGTGGCTTCCAGTGTCTTTGCGAGAGTTGCCGTGCTTGCGCCGAAAACGCTTGCAGTCGACGCCGCAGACAGTCCATCCAGAGCGATTGCGAGCCCGGAGGATGCACCGTACTGACCGCTGGAGATTCCTGTAGCTGCCTCGAGCATCGCGTTCGTCGCAGCCGTCGTGCCATCGGCCCGCGTAGCACCTGCGGACAGGCCGCAGGATTCCAGCGTTTTTTGAAGAATCGCGCCTGCGACAACTCCTTGCGAGGTTGCTTGCGCTGCCCCAAGATTGACTGCTAGAGTAGCCGTAACTCCTGGGATCGCTACAAGTGGTACGCGGTTACGCAGTGGCATTGCTAATCCCCCAGCAACGGGGGGCGATTTCGGAACGGATGTGCGCCCCCCAGTGCATTAGGAAACCCGTTCGACCATGCCATGATCGCCTCGGCTAGCATGGTTTCACTGGCAGACAGTTCACGGGTGAAAAAAGCGACCTCAAAGTAGTCGCAGTTGCCGAGAAAGGATACTGTGACATCTTCGCTGGAGTAGCTGCTGGAAATTGTTTGACTGCTATTGGCAATCCGAAACGTCGCGGGGTTGTCGCCATCCGCGCGAATTGATGCGACATACGGACGATTGTTGTCAATACTTACGGATTGCGTTACCCCTCCATAACTGCCGATTGCCTGCGGCGTGGTGCTGTAGCCAACTCGCACGAATTCGTTTTGCCCAGAGCTAATATCTTCGACGCGCGCTGCTGGGCCTTGGTTGGCGGCAGACCACCACAGAACGATTAGAGAGCACGGGCCTGCCTGCGGGATAGTCGATGTTCCAAGACTCGTACTGGATGCCGTATTGGATCGAATTGCATTCTGACCGGCAGTCGTTACTAGAGCGGGGCTGTTTCCCGGGGAAGGCGACGTGAACTTGTATGGTGCGCCCGTTTCGATCGATGAGATTTTTCCGGATCCATCGGTACGAACCACTCCCGGTCGAGCGTGCGCCCAGGCGGCTGGCCTCAATCGCAACATCGGCATTACTCGTTGTTGCAGATTAGCATCGGAGTTCACATCGCCGGATCGCATTACGTTACATCCTCATTAAATGGACGAACGTACATTTCGTTCCCGCTAGCAGCAAAAGCAACGCCTGAATTATTGACCACGGAAAACCGAAGCGAGAATGGGTAAAGCCGAACCAGGGGGATGATAACCACCTTGGCAGACGCCCCACTATTCAGCGTCACTGGGTACAAATCTCCTGCGGCCCTATCAGCGGTGTCTGTGCCATCATTCATCGTTACTCGGAGCGAGATCGTTCCAGCGGTCGATGGAGTGATCGAACCAAGCTTGATAGCCACCGCTCCGTATAGATCGCGTTGTGTTGAATTGTCGTAAGTGACAACCGATGACTCACCAGTATTTGCTAGGGAGTTGAGTGTTGTTCCGGCAAAGTTGGAGCTTCTTGTTCCTGGCGTGGCCCATTTTGCGACAGCCATGATCCATCCTCATTCTTAAATTGGTGGCAGATACAAGATTCGTGACATTGATTTCGGTGGCAAGCGCAATACTCGTCGCAAGGATTGCATTCACAAGGCGGCTTGCATCGTTTGCAGCATGGCGCGGAATCGCAGCCGAGTATCGCGAGCAGGCATAAAAGACCCGCCCATTTTGCGATTTTCATCAATTGTCCTCCTTCGATCGCGTCCGCCCGTTGTCAGGCAGTCGCAGAATTACCGTTCTAGGACTCGATAGCGACTCGCTTTCGATCTGGATCTCCTTGCCCCACCCTCTCGCCTTACCCTTGCGCTCGAGGAACCACATAGTTACCTTTAGGTTTCCCGAGGCGATCGCCGCTAGAATGTTTTTCTCCGCTTGGTCGATCGACAGGTGCAGCGCCTCATCGAACGCCTCTTGCAGCCATGCGTGCGCTTTCCGGTGCTTCGTGACGTGTTGTCGCGAGACACCAAGCCGCGCCGCGATCGCGTTTACAACACCAGCGCTCTCGGCCACCGCCGCAAGCCATTGCTCCCGTGATATTTTCTTGGGTTTTGCCACCTTACACCTCAATTGCGGATTCATCGCCGATGCGGATCTCATAATTTAGAGCGCTGGCAGAAATCAGCCGGTAGTCACGTTTTGAAACGTACAGCAACGGAAACCGAACCGGGGGAAGGAAATACTGCAGCGAAAACGGTCCAACAGCATCGAGAGCGGAAGTGCCGTTGATGGCGATCGCGTACAGGACTGCCCCTTCAAGGGATCTTGCCACAGTGGCCACTGGCTGCGATTGCACGCTCGCCGTAGCAATCACGGCAGTATCCGACAAAGCCCTTGATACGCTTCCAACCATGCCAGCAGTCACGGTTGCTGTCGACGAGGAGACCGCAGGCGACAACACCGACAAAACCGCACCTTGTGGCGGATTCGCGACAGCCGCACCGCTGGTCACTGTGACTGCCCCCAGGGTTGCGACGGTTGTGGCTGTTGGGCCATCCTGGGTAATTGCAGAGCTAGCGACAGTGGCCGCGTTAAGCGTGGTTGTGACGGTTGCCGCTGGTCCGTTGGCGATCAATACCGCGCTCGTCGCGGTCGCCTCGCCTAGCGTGAGGGTAACAGTGCCGGTAAAGCCCGACGACACGGTTGCCAATCCGCTGGCAGTGACCGCATTTAGCGTGTTTACCACCGTCCCCGTTGGCGGCGAGGTCAGGGATCCGCTTGCAGAGACGGTAGCTTCACCAAGTGTTGCGCTGAGAGTTGCGGTTGGGCCGTTGGCGATCGTCGCGTTGCTGCTCAGCGATGCAGCGCCGAGAGTGCTGATTACTGTGCCAGTGGCACCGCTCCCTGTGCTTGCCGTGCTACTTACTGTCGCAGTGCCAAGGGTGCTCCCGAGCGTTGCTTGGGGGCTATCGACTCTGCTTGCCGTGCTGACGACCGAGCAAGCCCCCAAGACAGCCGCTACGCTCGCTGCCGATCCAGCGGGTGCAGATTGTTGACTGAGAAGGGTTAAAAGCATGTCTCACCTAGAGCGTGTTGATCTGCCCCAGCGTCGACTCCGTTTCCGCAATCTCCGAATCAAGTTCCGAGACTCGCATCAAATCGCCGATTGTCACTGCGTGCGCTCTCGCTTGCGACAACGTCACCAGCCGATTTTGTAGCAGCAATTTAATTGCATTAAGCGTCACGATTGCACCTCAGATTAACGGAATCAGTTCTTGACAAATTGTGGAAGCCATCGCTTGCAACAGCACGCAATCGTACTTGTCCGTTCCGTCGATCACGGCATACGCTGCCATGCGCGCCCCCAACGCGGCAGTACCAGCCTGAATGAAATCGGTCGAAACAGTTGGTGAGAGAACGCGATTAGCCGCGTCAAATCTAAACATCATGGAAAGCGTCGACGCGGTGTATAGGTTGAGGTAGGTATAGCGCCCACCGTTCGCGAAGGGGCTAGGAGTGCCAGTCGTACCAGTAGTGAAACTTAATCCTACTGGGGATCCATCGTAAGTTATCGCACCAGTCCAAGTGCCTGTGATCGATCCGGCGATGTCCAGCACATCGAGCGTACCTGTCGCCCCACCTCGAAAAAAATAATTGAACGAATGCCGCACCACACGCCCCGCGTCCACAGTAATCCCCCAACACGGAGCCCAGAGACATCCCGCACCGTTTGCTGCCGGAGCCGCACCAAAATAGGTAGTGCTCCATGCGTCTGCCGCGATACTGTTCGTTCCGTTGTTGATCGTCGCGTCCGTGTAGTTGTAGGTGTAGGTGGTTGTGTTCGCCGTGGTTCGGAGAATAACGACGTTTGGTTGCTCAATTAAGAATCTTGCTGAGGAACTCGGCTGCGTAGTCCAGGCTGATCCGAGCGTGTAAACGGCGCTCGGTCCTGCGGTGTGTGATGCGATGATTCGCCGCTGGCCGACCGAGCCAGGAGTCGTCGGATCTGCGACGATCCTGATCTGGAAATTGCGGTACTCGTTTATGGCGACGATGGCATCACCAAGCGTTGCCTGACCAGTAATGGTCGACGCACCGCTAGCCGTAGCCAACAGCGCGTTGAGACCCGTGTCGTAGAGCGTTGCGCCCTTTATCATTCCCTCTCCAGGAGCGTTTGCTGCGGGAACGTGCAGTTCGTCGAGGACGATCGCCGCAGAATCGGTCGATAGCGTTGCGGGCAAGTTAGCGATCGCGCGGTTGGCGAACGTATTGCTCGCGACTTCGAACGAACGAAACGCACCGGCTGCGAGGGTGCCTGATCCGAGCATGAACAGACGCCCGCTGAGCAGTTCGTAGCGTGCTCCAGTCGCGGGCGTGAAACTGAACGCGGCATCAACCCAAATCTGTGGCGTTGTGCTTGCTGTGTTCGCAACAATCCATCGTTCCTCGGTTTTTCCTGCCACCGTATCAATCAAGCGAATCCGGAACCCAAACTGCCCCGATCCGCCGCGATTCGCGAGCATGTTTGCACCAACCGCCGTCGGAAGCGCTGTCGACAGAGTAAAGCTCGTAGTCGTCGCCCCGGCTGCGATCGTACCGACCGCGCTGAAACTTGGCGCGAACCAGGATGTTGCTCCAGCGCCATACGTTCCCGCAGTGAGCGGAGTCGCGCTCACTCGCTGCCACGCTTTGCTGATGATATTGAAGCGATCCAGCGCGCTGTTGCCTGACAATTGATAGACGAACGGATTTCGCGTGTTGTCGTTGCGCAGATCACAGGCGAACCCTTGCGCGGTGGCGGAAGCGACAGGCGCAGGCGTAACCTGGGCCCAAAGTTGTCGGTCTACGACTTGCTTGAATACGTTTGGCATGATGTTTCCTAAGTGATGAGCGCCCGGTGGCAAATGCGCCACGCCTCAAGGTTGGTCGCGTTGATGAGCATCGAGCCGTTACGCCCATCGATGTTAGTTACCCCAGTAACGGTGGTAATCGTTCCCGCAGTAATGTTGGAAACGGTGGTAATTGTTCCCGCAGAAATGCTGGACACTGTCACGGTCCCGGACTCAATCACGGCAGTGCTTCGTTGCCTACCGAGCGATCGGTCATATCCAACCGGGCTTGTCAGGATTTGCAGAATTCTCTGATTGACGCTTCTAGGGCTACCAACTTCCTGAATCGGTAACGGGTTTTGCTCGCTAATGTCCGACATCAGCTTCGCGTCATCTGCGCCTACGAACGTCGCTAAGCCGACGATCTGCGAGTGCATGAGTTCGCCTGAGTACGTGACTTCTCGCGAAGCGATTTTTCTGCCCGAACCCTCTGTGTAGCCTGTACCGTCTGGCATTTTTTAGGCATTCCCGTCCGAAAAAGTAAACGTCGATACGGTAAAGCTCTGCCCAGCCGTAACCGACGCATTGGGGGAAATTTCCATGTCTCCACCACCGCCGGTCGAAGAACACGTACCTTGTATATGCGTTGTTGCTCCGGCCTTCACGCGAAAATGGCCTGCCGTGCCAGTCGCGTCGGCGGACAAATCTTGCCAAGTGCCGCTGATTGCCTTGCTGCCGGAAGCCGCCGCAGCCATCCAATCGGATGGGAGCGTAAGCGTTGCGACCACAGTGCCGGTGTCCGCTGCGGCGCAGTTGGCCGGAGGCGTGCCGGTGCGGATCTCGAGCGTTGGGGCTGTCCCGATGGTTGTCTCGACTTGGTCAAGCCGAGCGTTGCGCACGGTAGTTGAAAACTGAATAGCCATTGAAAAACTCCTATCTGGTTACTTCACGGGAAAGAATCAGCACACCTTCTTGGATTCGATCGACTGTTCCGTCTGGCTTCGTCCATTCGATGTCGTACACATATTTCGACTCCGGGTCAGACTCGGACTCCCCAGCAAGCATTGCGGACGAAATTGCACGCGGCAACAAATACGTCACTGTGTTTCCTGCAATGTCAAAGCTGAACGTCGCCGCAAGGGTCGTCGCTTGCTTGGATTTGCGGATATGACCTTGAAACGCAGAGCCTGCCAGCGCGACGGTAGACCCGTTTGCATCTTTGATCTGAAACGAGGCGGACCAGTCCGAACCCTGTTTGACGTAGATCGTTTGTCTGCCTGCTTTGGTTCCGAGGGTCACGGCACTTCCTCACGCTTCGACATCGTGTCGATGTCTTTGCGTATCCCTTTAAGCTGCTCGCTGATCGTGTCCATCGATTTTGCGGTTAGCTCGAGGGATTCGGTAGTTGCCTTCATGAATATGCCGATACTGTTGAGGTGCGCAATAAACGCATCTTTTAGCGGCGTAATCGCATTTACTGCGAGCCAACCCGCAGTGCGCCATATGGCGATTCCTCCTGCGATCACGATTACAACTGCCAGTCCGTTATTGGCGACCCATTGCGCGATTTCAGTCATTTGCCGCCTGCGATTCGGTACGTGTCGAGGTTAAGTTTGCCAGCCACCCTCATCCACTTTTCGCCGTCCCAAACGTCCCAGTAAGGCGCTGGCTGCGATGTCATCGACGTTTCGCGCCGAACCACCCATCCTGCTTTTCGCCATGCCTCAGAGTCGTCGCGCCACCATTTCTCGCATGGTTCGCAGCCTTGGATCGAATACAAAACCACTGTCGGCTTCATGGCGACTTTCGCAGCCCCACTCCGCTCTTGCTGTTGCGCTCGAAACACCTCGAGTTGCTCGATGCGACTCTCAAAACCGAACCACCTTTTTTCGCCATCCGCAAATCGATCGATCCATCGATCCACCTTCTCGAGCCGATCCTGGACAGCGCGGTAAACACGGTAGCCCTGATACGCACACCAGCACCCGCCGATCACAGCGAACAGCAGCGTCACCGTTTGAATCGCCTGGAGCAGCCGAGTCATGCGCTGGGCTCCGCGATGGGAGGATTGACCCCTTGAGGATCATCAGTCGTCGATCGTATGAGGTAGAAGGCATGGTGTCTCGACGGGCTGCGGAAGTGCCGCGACCATGAAAGCCACCCTCGCCCCTCATGTCCGTATCTCATACCCCAAGAATTGAACATCCAAAATTCAAACTCTTTCCCGGTCCATCGGATGTCATCGACGCCTACCGCGTGATTTCCCGGCCCATCGGTCGGGTACACGCTTCCATCGGCCTCCAGCACCATGAATGCGTTGGTAACATGAACAGCAACCACGCCTACGAATCCCGCACAGAGACCGGCCTCCAATTCGTCCGAGGTGTCGACTCGATAGCACTCGATTGCCCTGAACCTCGGCATTGCTTGTCTCGCTTCTTCGGAGATGCGACCCCATAGGTATTCCTGATGCGGCACCATGGATTCGGGTGGCACACCGCGTTCGGTGATCGCCTTCATTCCATCGTCGAGCATTGAGCCAGCATCCCGCCCGCCGTTTATTTGTGCGTACAGTCCTTCGCCGCTCAAAGGGATGTGCCGCATCCCTCGCTTCACCCGAGCCCGCTCGAGTGCCTTCGCTCCCGCGTAACCGTTGCAGGATCCCCTTCCGCCTTGGCTCTTGATGAAAATTGAGTTGGGGAACCAGAGCGTTGCGCCCATCCGCTTCGGATCATTCAAGAGATCCAGCTTTTGCTCCCGCGTGAACATTGGCTGCGAGTCTGCGTATGCCGGGAATGTTTCCGGCCTGCGCTCCGGCACAAGGCACCCTAACGGGAACAGATTTCCTTCGATTTCGATATATGGAAGTTCGCTCACAGCCGCACCTCCCGCTTCACGATCTCATCGATCCCAGCGACCGTTCCCGGCAAGCTCGTCGCCTCGAGCACTTTTCCGTCCGGTGCCAAGATCAACAGTGCAGGCAATCCCTCGCGCATTGCAGCCGCCGCGTAGCTTTTGGCGTCGGGCGAATCGACATCGTAGAACCGCCACTGGACGCCTCGCTTCTCGAGATCGCGCCAGTATGCCCCGTCCGCCATCACCCGCGCCACCGCTGGATTTCTCTCGCTCGTCTCCTCAACGACGATGACCCAAGCGCCATCAACCGGCGTTGTATTGAAAGGGTCGACCGATGGGGACAATCGGTCGACCCAAGGAGCGATCAGCAGCAAGAACCCACCCCCTGCCAAGCAGAGAGCGGGCCAAAGGGATCGCCCCGGTTTCATTTCGCGTCACGCTGCGCAAAAATTGCAGCAACCACCGCCGCAATTGCGTCCTGCCCTGCTTTGTTGTTCGTCGCCTCGAAGTAGGACATCAGCGCATCAGCGTTCTGGAGCGGCTCTGCGCGACTTGGTGATGGTTCAGGCAGGGACATCGAGGATATATATTTCGCCAGATCGAAACTCTCGGCATCGACAGCCTTGAGTATTTGCTTGGCTGGCTTGGAAAACCAAGTCATCGCTGCCCACACAGCGCCCACAAGGAACACGAATCCGCCCACTATCGAGGTGATCGCTGCGATCATCAGTCATCCTCCTCGGGGTGATCTAGGGGGTGCGTCTGCGCCTTCCCGAACTCAAAATCGAAGTTCTCCGGAAAAACCGGATCCTTGATGGCCGACGGCTGATTGGTGCTTGAAGCCATCCAGATCTGAAACAGTATCAAACACAGTTTGACGACCAGAGCGATCTGCCAAGAGTTCAAACCGCGCAGTCGATCATCACTGCGCACGAAGTGCTCGAAGCGATCCGGCGAACCGCAGGCATTTTCAAACGCCTTACAGGCGACAGCCCAAACGGTTTCTCGATCCAACAAAGCAGCCATGGCTGGTCCCCGAAAGTTTCCGCCGCGCGCGAGTCACCCTTGAACGCACGGTGGGATCCTACCAGAGGAAACCGGCTACTCTGCGTCTTCTATGCCTTCCTGATCGCCAATGATCGCCAATGAGCGCCACCATCGATGGACTTGCTCAGAAGTCCAGTACCAGCGATTGTTGGGATTCTTGATTCGGGGATTCGGCAACAATCCTCGCCGCTTCCATCGTCGCATGGTCACGTAGCTGACACCAACTGCGACCGCGAATTGTTTTAGGTCAAGTAATCTTGGCTTCATGCTTTTTTCTCTCCAGGTCGCAGGCAAGGCAACTCCTAGTCCGCAGTTTCGCTCCGCAGCCCGAGCATCGCTTTGCGTTCGTGTTTTCGCGAAGAATTTGACGCTCCACGCGAGCCACCTCTAACTTCCACCTCCACTTCCAATACCCTTTGCCGTTTGCGGTCCAGGCTGGCGCGTTAGCTCTTGCAGCCCACCACGAATCGAACATCGACAACAGTCCCTTGTCGCGACCGCTAACGCCTCCGTACCGCATCGCAAATTCGATTCGCTCTCTTGTCTCTGCGTCGATTCCATCCATCGATGATCCCTCAAAACACTTCCCGATTCCAACGCCCCCCCCAACTCAGCATAATCTCGCCGGACATTATCCCCACCTCAGCCGAGTTATTGGCGACATTCTCCCCGGCTCAGCCGAGGTTTCCCCGGTTTTCTCCCCGGCTGAGCCAGGGAGAATCTATCGTTCGTCTGACTACTGCCGGATTTTATTCCGGTTCTCTTTGTGACCGCACGCTTCGCATTTACCGTGCTGGCCAACTTTGTGGGTATCGCATGCACGACACCAAAACAACCCTAACTTTGCCGTTTTGGATTTGCCTCTGTTGCTTGCTTGCCAGTCATACTCAATACCCGACGAACAATCGGATGAACCCAAGTGCTCGTTACTGTCTTCTGCCATTGGTACTTTCCTTTCTCGCACTGGGTTATCCTTTGCGTTCGTCTTAATCCACCAGCCCGGCGCAACACGCTTTTGCAATGTCCGCCATCGCTTTCTGTCTTGTCTCCCCACTAATAGCGTCCTGCTCTGCCCAAATCATGATCTGTATCAGAGCTTGGCGCATCCTAGCAAACCGATACTTCCTACAATCGCAGCCGTGATTATGCGTCACGCATCGCTTCGCCCTTGCCGCCGATACTCTCGACGAACAATCGGATGAACCCAAGTGCTCGGCCTGCTGTTTTTCGTTGTCCATGTTTTCTCCTCGCACTGGGTTATCCTGTGCGTTCGTCTTTCTAACCACCGTACCTACGCCAAACACCGTCTTCGTCTAGTTTAGCCCAGATGCCGTTCCCGAAATCTGGTCCGCCGTCAAACTCCCTCCCGTCTGATCTCTTGGGCGGCATTGTGGATGGACGCTTTCCATTGCCGTCATACGTCGTCCTCTCTGCCGATTCCTCGGCAAGTCGCCCCGACCCGCCGCACATTGGGCAATCATACGTGCCTGGGTCGAACCCAATTTTGACAATCGGGTGATCTGGTCCATACGTTACTTTCCCATTGCCATCGCATTCGCTGCATTTTACCTCGACGATTAACGGCTTTGGTCTTTGCACTGTAGTGCAACTAACAAACAGGAACACAAACAAAGCAATGCACACTGCGTATTTTTTCTTTGCCATAATCACTCCCATAAAGACGAACAAACCGTTGCACCCAAGCCGCCGTAGGTGCGTTGTTGACTTTGGAACCGTTCACCGGCGGCTGGGTGAACGGTAGCGTTATCGTGACGAATCCGCCGCCAGTGTTTGCTCAACCTCTTTATGCATCCGATGCAACAACAAAATCTGATCGCCAAACATGAGGCCACGCAAGACAACCAAGAACGCACCGAGGTTGGTTCTCGCTTCAGGACACAAGCCGCCGCTCAACTCTTGAAGTATTCGGCGCTGCTCATCCATGTCTGGGTGGCAGTCTTGGCATATCGTCCACAATGTCTCTGTCGGATAGTCCCACGGGTCTTTATCGAAAACGTAGTACGTGTGATGCACGTTCAACGTCACGTCATCGCCGTAACAACACATGCACGTAAAATCATCCCGCTCCATTACTTCAAGGCGTTTACGCTGCCATCGCGGGTCTTTTAATTTGTCGCTGTATTTCATATCGCACGATAACAAAGCGGTGAACCGAAACGGACTGTATGAATCGTGTCCAGTTCCGACAACAAGCACAACGACATCTGCGGGCGACTGCACTGCCTGCTTGAACGCTTGCTCATACTTTTCGGTGAAATCCTCGTCAAACGAAAACAGTCTGTGATCGTCCACTTCGCACCGCACTCCCGACCTAGCGCATGCGTTTCGGATTCGCTCAGCAATCGGAGACTTCATACTCCCAACTCGTCCGTAAATCGTGACTACCGTATTCCTCATCTCAATCACCTAACAAAAAAATGCACCGGAGTTGCCGTCCGGCTGTTTTCTCAACGATACTCACCGGCGGCAACCCGGTGATTTTGTGCGTTCGCCTGACTCAGATCGCGTAATCTGGCTTTCTCGAATCTTCACGTCCGGCCTGCGTACGGCACCGCAGCGGCTTAATTTGTTCGCGTCGGTACGCTTCACATACATGGAGAGTCTCGCCACTTGTGCAAGAAACGTGTTTCATGGTTCCGCTTTTGCAAAACAATGGCATTGTGTGCAAGTCTTCGCAAATAACGTCTGTCATGCTGCAAAACATCTCGCCTCGACTGTTCTTTGCGACCAGCACATCTGGATACCATCGTGACTTATTGTCCAGCCACAACTGAACAACGTCATTTTTTGTTCCTTCGAACACATAATCCGCATCAAACCGTTTTTCGAAATCGTCCATCATTACCCCCTTTGTTCGCTGGTATAATTTGCCACTTGTAATTGTCGCACTCCACTATCCGCAACTCGTCGTCACGGAACCCGAATCGCCTCAAAACGTCACGCTCAATCGTCAATTGCTCTTTGATCGCTTTGGGTGCCGTTTCGATATGTCCTAAATCCAAAACCTTCATCTCTACTCCCTTAAAGCAGGCGAACAAAAAAATGCACCGGAGTTGCCGTCCGGCTGTTACCTCAACGATACTCACACGCGGCAACCGTGTGATTACAAGCGTTATCGGGACTTTTTCCGTTCGTCCATTTGCCAGCAGACGCAACCAAAATCGGCAGTTGTTCGCATGGACTTCTTTCCAGAGAAATCTACCTTGCGCACCTTGTTGTCACGCAAGCCTGTATGCCACACGCAGACCGCTCTCCCGTCTATAGTGCCAAGCACATCTGTCCACCAATGGCATGTGTCACACTGGTGGACAACAAACGATGTCGCGATCGCCATCAATAGCTTTTTATCCTCGTCCATGTTTGCTCCTATGAAACTCAACCGTGGATCATCGTCAACGGTTTAGGTGGTGGCGTCGGAGATGCCAGCTTCTTGATCGCGTCGTACTCCTCGCCATGAAGTTCGCAGGCTTTGCGCATTGCACCTTCCAGGTACGCAATCGGTTTCTTCGCCGTGCCGTTCCTAATCGCATCGCAAGAATCAGCCACTACTTCGCGACAATCGAGCACAGTAGCCACGAAACACGCCCTCCACACTACATCGCGGTTTTCAGGCGGTCTCGGCAATTTCGCGAAGCGATTCGCTTCGACTCTTACCCGCTCGAGAAAATCCTCATCAACTACCACCCCCCACTTCTCCAACCACTCAGCTTGGCTTGGCTTGGTTTGGTTAGGTTGGATGTGGTTAGATGTGGTTAGATGTGGATAGACTTGGATAGGTAAGGATAGACTTGGTAAGATCTGCGCGCGCGAAGACTCCCTCATAGCCCCCCCCATAGGCCCGGGCTCAGGGTGGGTCTTAGAGGGGGTCTTAGGTGGGGTCTCAGGCTCAACAGTCGAAACAGTCGAAACGTCCAAGCGCCTCCCGAAGAACCCCCCCAATCGGTTAATGTTGGCCTTGAGGTAGTTCGGGCAATGGTCGGCCCAATCATGAACGACCAGACGGCACTCGTCGTCTTCATCGAGCCACCGACATTCAACGAGGGCTGCGACCAGATCGTCCGCGTCCCCGTCCCAATCCACCATGACCGCGATGTCTTCGTTACAGAAGCGACCTATGTCGCCCCGAGGGCAATTCTTCGCCACACCCGCCCAGAGCATTTCAAGCAGTCCGACAACGCCTCGGTTCGACTCCTTGAGCCGTCGCACCAATCGCTTGAACTTCAACAGATCCATCGTGCCAACTTTCATGTTGTGCCTCCTCCAAAGAACCGGCCCTGCCCTAACTAGACTTCGACCGGCTGCGGAGCGTCGAGAAGTGACAAATCGGCTTCTGACACCGTCACCTTCTGTCCAAGTACTGCGCGATCGTAGTACAACACTGCGTGAATTGGCCCGAGCGAACTTTCGATGGCTCCTACTTCGCTATGAATCAAGTCGATCACCTTTCGGGTTCCGGGGAACACTTCGCACAGCCTGCGCAATTCATCAATCGTTGTGGCCTTGTAAAATCGAGCCTCCACTTTGACGCGCTCAGCGATCTCTTCAGGCAGAGCCTCAACCGCATCCGCCAAAGTCCGCAACGCCACTACCAATTCTTCGCGTTTCATCTTTTTTTATCCCCTTACATTGTTGGTTGTTCGAAAATGCCCCGCTTCCCACGGGGCCGGGAGTTGTCGTTGTGGTGTCTATACTCCTAATGTGCCACCATGCTCGTAAACGGTCGCGCTGTGCCCACTGACGGAACACAGTCGCGATCCAACAGCCCGGATCAGACCGAGCTTTTCCAGTTCCTTAGCTCGCTTCCGAATCGAATCGTGCAGCGTGATATTTCCGTTGGCGATCTGTGATGCTGCCTCGCGCGCCGTGGCCAATCCACCACACCGCGTCAAACCCTCAAGAAACTGTGATCTGCGAATCGCAACCGAAACTCTCGTCTCGATCGCCGCTTCCTTGGAAGTCTCGGGATCCGAAGCCCTAGCACGTTTAGCCCATTCAAACAGATCGCCAGTGCTCATTCCTGGTCCTCAGCTTGCGGCTCGGCTTCCACTAAATCTTCCGCCTCGGAGACCACCGGGGCCGGAGTAATCACGCCGATCCTCTGCTTCAGCGATTCTGTACGCGACGATGGAGCAGGCACCGCATCCACCGTCAACGTCGTCTCTACCGCGATCATGCGCTCGTACTCGTCAACCTCCATGATGCCCGCAAAGCCGAACGCATAGCGGATGCACTGGATCGCGGCCTTGTGGCGTAGCATCCTGGCAGGCCACTGACGCCACACGTCGGTATTCCGCTTGCACTCAGCAAGGTACTCCGTCACCTTGCTTGCGTGCCTGCGATCCTTGCGGTAGATCACCGCTGTTACCGCGATCAACGTCCCGGCGTCAAAGTGGTCCTCGAACTCCATGCCGTCCATCATCGGATGGGAGTTCGCCAAGTTAAGCCAGCCGTCCACGCTAACTATGGGTTGGATCCCGCCACCCTTGGTCGGGAAAGCGTAGATCTCCTTCGTCAATGGGTTCAGGTTGTACTCCTTAGCCACAAGCATAAACGCCGCTAGTTGCTCCCGAGTGCATTCCTTGGGGACCACCGTCGCCCGGATCGTCGCCTCGAACGCCTCTGGCTCCATGCCGTACTGGTGAGCCAAATCCCTCAGAACGCTTTTGCGTTCGGTGCTCTTAGCAATTCCGACTTCTTCAACTGCACTCATTTCTTCACCTTCGCCTTCGCAATTCGCAGGACTCGGTAACTGGACGGCTCCACCGTGTAGCCCTTCCGATGCTGTTCGAGGTACGACACCTTGGTGCCATCGGCGAACATGCCAACCTCGGCATCACCGAGAGCCAACAGAAGTTGCTTGTCGCATTCCTCCTGACGCTCCTTGATGTCTTTAGCTTCGGCTGCGAGGTTTTCCTTCGACGCCAGCAAAAACCTCAGGTCGTCGCCAAGACCGACGACCTTCTCGGGCACACGCCGGAACCGCTTCACGATGTCCAGACTAGCCTTCTCCCGTGACGGTTCTTCGCCATGGACAATATGGCGATCCCACCATTCCAAAAGCGTGTTGGCTAGCGTCTCGCACAGATCGTCATGGCGTGGGATCTCGTAGCGGACGATGCCGCGACCACCAAGCAGAGCGTAAAGAAACGCCATATCGGCACCCGTGCAGAGCAGTTGCGTATGCACTTGGCAAAGATAGTGCTCGGGGATCTGGTCCGTTCCCGCGTCACCCCAGTAAGGTGCCAGCGGTCCCGTCATTCCCGCCGTCTTGCTTTCGACGGGATTCCCATCCTCAGTCAACGCATCGAGCGTTGCCACAACCGGATGCCCACCGAGATACGGCACTCGCACATTGCGGGTGAGCGATCCCAACTCCGCTTCCGCAAAATCGATCACTGCCCGTTCGAGGTACTGACCAATCTTGGTCGCCTGATTCCCCTTCCAGGGTTCGACGAGTCCCCGCTTGTCGGCCCACACATCCCATGGGGAACGCCATGGATCGACACCGAGGATCCCAGCCACGTCCGAGGCTCCAATCCCCTTGCGACGTTCATCCAACGCTTCGTCCGAAAGTCCGATAGATGCGACACTCATGCCACACCTCGCTTTCCGGCCTCGTACTGAGCCAGATCGCAGGACGGCACATAGACGCCATCCTTTGCCCGAGCAAACATCAACACCTCGGCGTAGTCCGCCATGAACTTGGCGTCTACTTCGCACATGGTGCGATCCATGCGCATCACGCGGACCTTTCGAGGCGATGCGTCACGATCGACTGCATCGGCTCTCAAGATCACTTGACCCGGCGCGGTAATACCGATCCGAGCCTTGTCCCTGCGAGTATCCAACAGCGTGATTTCCACACTGTCTCCTACGCGCACACTCTCCCCGCGCTTGCGAGTAAGTACAAGCATTTCATTGCTCCTGGTTAAAGCCACCACCTATGGCTCATCGAGGGAGCATCCCTCAAGAAGCCTTTGTCGTTTCCGTCATCGTTACTCGCCTGCTACAGCTTGCAACGACGCGTTTAATATTACCTATATCGGAACAATACGCAAGACCGCTACAAAGATTTTTTTCCTGATCTTGGCCGTCCTGTTTTTCCTGTTGGGGAATTTTTTAGAACTTCGAGTTGATTTGCTGGGATAACCCACGCTCGCTGCCCTATTTTTTCGCCTGCGATTGCGTTCTCTCGAAGCAATCGACGCACGTAGCTGACCGTGCAACCGGCTAATTCAGCGGCTTGGGCGACCGTGTAGTATTTTTTTCCTAGCATTTGCAACATGCCTCTACTATAGTTGACCTATAAAGGTAATTCAATCTCCAAAAAAGAAACGCGACCGGGTAGCAGATGACGCGACAAAGGAAGCGCCAAGCCGATCACGTTTCTTAGCGGAGAGGACAGGATTCGAACCTGCGGTAAGGAGTTAACCCTACGCCGAATTAGCAATCCGGTGCTTTTTTGACCTTCTTGCCTTGCTTTTGTTCAGAAAAAACCTAGGAATCCATTACGCCAACAACCAATCTAAACGCCTTGTCATGTACCTCAGCGATCTCGTAAAACGGATCGCGACGGAGCGCGATCTCGAATCAGCCACTATCGGCCAATACCACCGCGCTTGCTCAAAACTCGGATCGTTCCTTGGGAAAATCCCCGAGGTAACAGACTTGTCCGAGGAAAACGTCAACGCGTTTTTGTCCCGTCTCAAGGATCTTGGCAAGTCGGCGACTACGATCGTCAATTACCGTGTCGCCCTGACGGTGATCTGGAATTACGCGGTGGCCCGCGATTTATGCCAGCCTTTTAACGCTCGGAAACTCAAACGACCAAAGCAGGAACAGCGGGTTGTTCGATCGTGGT